TTATATTTCTACATCAATCTCAAAACCTGACTTGAACTCAACAGTCAGTTTATCATCAAAGACCGTTACTTTCTCAATAAGCCGTCTTACCAGCTGCTCATCATATACCTTCAGCTGGTTGGACTGCTCGCTCAAGAATTCTGTCATCTCAGCAATCCTCTGCCTTCTTCCTTCACGCTCTGCATTTTCAACCAGTGCATTTTGCCTTAGTTCCCGTAAGCGATATATCTCATCAGCCACTTCGTTATAATCATTCTTGGATTTTGCTTGTTTAAGAAGCTCCTGCTGCAAGTCATTCAATTTTACATCAACGTCATCGGTAGCATTATCACTTTCCGCATTAAGCACGGTAGCTATATTATCCTGCAATGCCTGAAGGAAAGATTCTTTGTTGCCTAGAAGTTCATTGATAGCTTTTATAACCGCAGTTTGCAACGTTTCTTCATTTATTGTAGGTGAGGTGCAGTCAGAGCCCTTTTCCTCCAGGCGGCTGACACATCGCCATACGATAGACTTATAACCTCGATTGTTCCAATGTACCCTGCGGTAAATATCACCACACTGTCCGCAGTAGACGGTGCTTGATAAAGCATACTTGCTGCTGTAGACCCGTTTTTTACCACCCTTGCCGCTTTGGATGCTTGCCCTGCGTACCATTTCTTCCTGAACCTGCATATAAAGGTCACGGGGGATAATAGGCTCGTGGCTGTTTTCCACATAATATTGTGGAACGATTCCGTTATTCTTGACCCGCTTTTTGGAAAGAAAATCCACTGTGTAAGTCTTTTGTAAGAGGGCATCTCCGATGTACTTTTCGTTCTGCAGTATCTTTTTCAGAGTTTCAGGTCTCCATTTTGCTTTACTTGCTGCCGTAAAGATACCGTCTGACTCCAGTCCTCTTGCTATCTGCAAAAGGCTTGCTCCCTCAAGGTACTCTCTGAAAATTCGTTTGACAATCTCTGCTCCCTCTGGGTCAATCACCAGTTGCTTGTTTTCATCTTTCGTGTATCCGAGGAAACGGTTGTGGTTGACTTGGATTTCACCTTGTTGGTAACGGTACTGAATGCCCATCTTAACATTCTGGCTTAAGGATTGGCTCTCCTGTTGGGCAAGGGATGCCATAATGGTCAGCATAACTTCACCCTTGGAATCCATCGTGTTGATGTTCTCTTTCTCAAAGAATACAGCGATGTTCTTATCTTTTAGCTGACGGATATATTTTAGACAGTCCAGAGTGTTTCTGGCAAATCGACTGATGGACTTTGTAATGATCATGTCAACATTTCCATCCATGCACTCATCAATCATGCGGTTGAATTCTTCACGCTTTTTGGTGTTTGTACCCGTAATTCCATCATCCGCAAAAATACCTGCCAGTTCCCATTCTGGGTTCTTTTGAATAAAGTTTGTATAGTGTTCAATCTGAATATCATAACTTATGGCCTGCTCATCACTATCCGTTGAAACACGGCAGTAAGCAGCCACTCGTATTTTAGGTTTGCTTTCACCATTTTTATTGTTTCCGACTCGCTTAATTGCCGGAATCACCGTTACATTCTTACTTACCGCCATCTGCTACACCTCACTTTCTATTAAACTGTATGCATATTCTGCCTGCTTGAATGGATTATCATATTTCTGCACCTGTGGTTTTGCTTTGAACTTCACCGCATAATCTGTTTCCGGCATATCCTTAGGCTCCCGTATCCTCCCAAGCATTTCTGCTCGTCTTTGCTTTTCTGCACTAGCTTTCTCAAAGGTTTCCGCATCGACAATAGGAGGATAAAACTCATCACCAAGGTAATGCTTGTTCTGTAACATTTTGCCTGCAGTAGCATGGTAGCAATTTATACCGGCTTTTTTTGCCGCATCCTTCAAGGAAAGTCCAGATAAGTACCCGGTATATAACTCCATTATTTGAACTGCTGCCGTTTCATCCACCACGGCTTTTCCGTTTTTAATTCTATATCCATAGGGTGTATGTCCCATCTAATTCACCAGCCTTTCTCTCAGAGTAATTCCACATTTTAATTCAAAACCAATCTCCTCCCGTGAGTAAGCAATAATTCGTTCCACATAGTTTTCAAATAACTCGTCCTCATAAGCGGTCAGCATTTTAGACTTTGCCGTAAACTTTAGTAGAAGGTTGACTTCTTCCACCTTTACAAGATTACCGTTTACCGAATGAGAAAGCCGCTCCTTTTCGGTTCGAAGTCTTGCATCCTCAGTTGCCAGTGAATTCTTTTCTTTATTAAATAGAGCAGGTTCCAGATATCCCTTTGTCATTAGACCCATCAGCATCTGACTCTGCTCCACGTTATTTTCAATCTTAGTTTCCAGTTCTTGTATTTTGTGAAAACTCTCTGTGTTGTTCTGGCTGCGTAGCCCATCTAGCAAGGGTCTCAAAATGAACTTTTGACCGAAAATCAGTTTATTCATCATTGTAACAAATGCCGTTTTTATGTCATCGTCTCGTATAAACAGCATGGAACATTCTGTTACCTGCTTTAGGTGTTTACTGCAACACCAAGCGATATATTTTCTTGTTCCGGATGAATGAATACGCCGTTTAAAGCTACTACCACATTCAGAACAGATGATTTTTCTGGAGAAAGAATATCGGTTTTGGTATTTGCTATTGTACTTTTCTATTCCTTTTTCCTTTGCTCTCTGTTTAATTACCTCATTTGCTAAATCAAAATCTTCATGACTGATAATTGCCTCATGATGGTTTTCTATTAAATACATATTTTTCTCACCATAATTAATGTGCTTGTTATAACTGCTGTCTGTATAAGTTTTTTGCAAAATAACATCGCCAGTATATTTTTCATTACTAAGAATCCCACGAATTGTTACAGCTGTCCAGCGACCGCATTTTTTTGAAGGAGTACCTTTATAATTAAGGTCATCTGCAATTTTCTGTGCACTCTTACCCAATAATGACTCTGTAAATATAAACTTTATAACCTCTGCCTGCTTATGATTTATAACCATCTGACCATCAATGTTTTCATAGCCATATGGTGGATATGAAATCTTGAATGTTCCGTTCTGGAATCGTCTTTGAATAGCCCACTTGCTATTTTCTGAAATGGAAATCGACTCACTTTCTGCAAGTCCGCTTAAAATTGAGAGCATCAACTCGCTTTCCATCGATTGTGTATTAATGTTTTCTTTTTCAAAATAAATGTAAACACCAAGGTCAACCAATTTACGAACCATTTCCAGACAGTCTGTAGTATTTCTCGCAAATCTGCTGATAGACTTTGTAATAATTAGGTCAATTTTCCTACTCTCACAGTCAGATATCATTCTAAGCAGTTCTGTGCGGTTTTCCTTTTTGGTACCACTGACACCCTCATCATAATAAATCCCTGCATATTGCCATTCTGGGTTTGCCTTTATATAGGTCTCGTAATGAGTCTTTTGTGCCTGTAAGCTGACAAGCTGTTCATCACTGTCTGTAGAAACCCTGCAGTAGGCAGCTACTCGTAACTTTGGCTTTAAAAAGGAATCTGTCGTATTTTCTTCTATTTTTGTTATCTTTTTCATCCTCTCACCTCCTTTTGGTAGGTCACATATTACCTCTAAATGCTTTATATATCAACGTTTTTATGGCATTATTTCTGCTAATAAAGGAGAAAAAGTTTGTCTGTTTAACTTGGTTACTTTATTTAATTCAGCTTCTGTAATCAGATCTTTTTCCAACATCTTCTTAAGAATCTTCTCTGCTTGGATATAATCAAATTCACGCTGCAACTGTCCCTGCGAAACACTTCTTCGCTTAATTTTTTTCTCAATAATTTCATCAGTAATCTTTATAACCTTTTTTTCTTCATTCTTACTCATAAAATATCACCTCTTACCTAATAGCCATGGGAACAGGTCAAAGTTGAAGTTTTATTAAAATAATTTAAATCAAGAGCATAAAAAAAAGAGCCAATGACAGAAATATCATCAGCTCAAATTTATAAATTTTTACTCATACTTTATAAAGCCCTCAAATCCTAAAATTTTTAGTCTTTTTAACATGGCTTCAGCATTTGACTTGTTGGAATAAGCCCCTATTTGCACCTTGTAATACCTCTTGACTTGAGGTGTATTTGTCTTTGCTATATTAAACGTATTAACTAAAGCATTAACATAGGCTCTTGCAATATCATCCTTGTTATCTATTATCCACTGTGCTGTTTTCGGATTGTCGTGAAAATCCGTCTCAACCAAAACTGATATAAGTCCAAGCTTTGATGGATTTCTTATTTCTCCGTAACCTATATTGTTAAAAGCTTTCATTCCATTTTCAACGGGAGTACTCCTGTTTGACTTGATTGGACATATTGCATTAAGCTCCTTGACCACATTTTCAGCCAGAAGTCTTCCTGTTAAGCTGTCTGGATGATAAAATGCAACAGCTCCGCTTGCACTTCCTCCACCTCCGGCATTTGAATGTATTGCAAGATAAATATGACAACCCTTGTCTTTTGCTTCTTTAGACCGTCCATTAATGTCAATATCTAAATAAAGAGTTGCCATTATTGTTTCACATTCATACTCTTCATCAAGAATTAATTTTACCCTTTTAGCAACAGCCTCCATTTCAGCTTTTTCATTTGTATTTCCAACTGAGTATTTGTTTGCAGGCTGATTAGAAGGTGATAAATATATTTTGTACATTAGTTGTCTTCCTCCTTATGCTGAAGCTGCTCAAGAACATTTTTTAACTTTTCAGGAACCGGTAGTCCTATTCTAATAGAATTTTCAATAATACTGATGCCTTCATTTGAAATGTAAAAGAAAATTACAGCGGTTCTGACTGCACCACCTGTTCCGACTAAATTTTTGTCTATTATATTTCCTACAGTAACAAGTAAAAAAATAAGAACCTTTTTAAAGATTCCTCTAAACCCAATTTCGCTTGATAGTTTACGCTCAACAATGGCTGCCATTATGCCAGTTATATAATCTATTACTACAAAGGTAACCAAGGCATAAATAAAGCCATCAAGACCACCGAGAAAGTATCCCAGATAGCCGCCGATGGCTGTAAAAATTAATTGAAGATTATTTATTATATTCTTCATGTAAACCTCCCATATTAAATTATTTTAACCCTGTATCCGCAATTATATTGCTCTGAGATACTTTTTTAAGTCCCATATCGGTTATGAGATACATTGCTGTAACTTGTTTTAACCCAATATCTGTGATAATAAAAATATTTAGCCCTTCACTTGGAGTGTATGAAAACAAAAGATAAGGGTATCCCTCATTAACTCCACCGCCAATTCTCCATATACCTATAAAGTCCCATCCAATAAAAGTGTTCTGTTGCTTCATTTCTTGAGTTGATTTTGCTACAGCAAAATTATCTGTTCTTCCTGCTTTACTAACATCAAAGTACAAAGATGCTACGGTGTTCTCATCTCCATATTCTGAAGGACCCATAAAACCGTGATACTCATATTGAGTATATCCTGCATAGGGAACATCAGCGACTTTTCCGCAGGAATAACAATTTGTTATCACACTAAGAAAACTTGTTCCTATTAACCCTCCAAAATATCTAAACAAATACTCCCGTGCATAACCTGCATTTTCCCATCCGGGACTTTCCTCGAGATTTCCAATTGAATAACAATCAGTTATGGTGGTATTAGAGCAAAACCCAATCAACCCACCAACCTTAGAAACACCTTTAATTGTACCAGTAGAATAACACTGACTTATATTAATCATATATACACCCACTCTATAACTTTTCCTATTAGTCCACCCATGTTTTCCATATATGTATAATCACCAAAAAAATCATAAGTTTCATTAAGGAGCACATTTCCTGTTGCAAAACACCTGAATACGTTAATAGAAGCTGTAGGAATAGCAGGATCCACTTCTGCAGAACCTATAAGTCCACCGTATGCTTCACTACCAACAAACTCTCGAAATTTTATGTGGATATTTACAGACGATGAGCAATTCTCAACATTAACTGGTAATTCCGAAGATGCAACTATACCAATTAAACCTCCAACTCCACCTCCAGGTTCTACAACTATTTCACCTGAAGAAGAGCAATTTATAATATTGCCACCTGTAACATATTCAACTAAAGCACCAACACCCACCGCACCAATAATATCAACATCAACAAGCCTGATGTTTTTCAATTCATATATAGAATTAAAGTGTAAAAATAATCCGAGAGGCACATCATTAAATTCATAAGAAAAAGCCGGTTGATGCATTTTTAGACCGTTAATTTTAAAGTTACCTCCATCATAACTACCGGTAAAACTTATGTTTGAAACTTCATCATACCCTAATGGTATCCAATTTACATAATCAGATAAATCAATATCACCAACTTGTTTGAAATGATAGGACATAAAGTTTCTGACTTCATTAAGTTGTTTTCCTTTATTAAGTGTAAATGGATTATATACTGTCCCGTCACCAGATAAAAAGGGATGGGTGAAACAGGATGTATCTGCTAACACCGTCTGAATCATTCTTGCAACATAGACACTATGAACACTGGAGCCTATGCATTTTATAATCTGTTCACTTCTTACAGCATAAAAATCTTCAAAACATTCCGATACGCACTTTATTATTTGATGGTGGCTTGTAATATCTACATTTGTGGCTGTAATACCTGTTATAAATCCACAATCAGAATAAGAAGAAGTGCTATAATTTTTTGTGTATCTCCATTTAAAAACATGAGTACCTACAGATACATTGTATGTTACTTTCGCCCAAGTTCCTTGACCAGATACCCTAAATTGCTGAGCATTGTCTATGAAAAAGTAAAAATAATCTGAAGTCTGAGAAGAAACCCTTCTGTAAAAAGAAAACTGACCAGCCGCTTCAAATGTAAGAGTAAGACTATACTCGCATGTTTGGTTATGTGTAATTATTCTTGTCTGCAAGCTATGAGTATATCCTGTCGGCTTGTCAGCTGTGCTTATTCTGTAACCGTCAGCATCATAACTAAAAGATGATGGTAAACCATTATTGAAGTTTTCGCTATAAGTTCCCATCTAATCAACTCCCATTATTCGCTTAAACCGATGTAAATTGCAGCACTTATTACATCTCCCGGTTGTAATGTCCTATTTGATGATAAGGGGACGGTGCATATTAATTTGCCGCTTGTGCCTGATGGTGCTGTACATAAGAACAGTTTAGTAACAGTAGTCCATGCAGCATTAATACAAGACCAAGTCCATATCTTTGATTCAGCACGATAAAATGTTGATGGCTGATTTAAAACAAAATCCTGTCCGCTGACACCTGTTCCACGAGTTGATAAAGCTTTTCTTTCATATCCATTTGTCAAAGAGTTTTCGCCTACCAAAGAAAGTGTGTCTGCTTCAGCTAAAGTCCTTGTGCTTGTATCAAGTCCGAGATAAAGATTATCCGGTGCAACCCCAAATCCTGAGTATCCTGTTGCAAAGGCAGCAGACAAAATATACTGCTCACCCTCATCATGAAGGATGTTGTCTATGTTCTTATCCTTCCACAAAAGCTCTCCTACCTTATTTAAATGGCTTATTTCTTTTATGTGCAACACATGAATTTTACTTGTCATGCCTACCTCCTTAAATTTTAAAAATTATATCGTTGATATTTCCCATTGAAACATCTGGTGTTTGGTTTGTCACAATTATATTTCTAATATTTCCATCAGTCTTATATCCTTCAATAGTTGAATGAACACCTGTATCATCTACAAGTAAGCTTCTTTTTTCACCAGTGTTTGATTTATAATAGTTGATTTCAAGACCAGTTAAACCTTTGAAAACTTCAGCCTTTGAATGGTTTGTACCTGTTCCATCTCCAACCCCAAGGATAATCTTAGGGACATAATTGCCGCTTATATTTTCAAACAGTATATGCATCTTAATTTGTTCTGAATATTTGTATATTAGAACAGGATAATCAGTAACATTTGTAGTTGTGCCTTTAAAGGTATCATCAAGCCAGTACAAGTTATTATACTTTCTGTCTTTGACTTGTTCAGTCTCACTGCCATCAGTAGATGCAGTTATGAACTGAATGTACTGCTCAAATATTTTAATGTAGTTAACATCATTAGTGTTGTTATTTAAATAGTTTTGAACTTTTGTAGAAGTCTCAAGCTGGTCAACTGTAAGTTGTGCTATATATGCTGTTTCAGCAGCAAGAGTCTGAGTTATGAAGGTGTTTGAAATAGTAACATCAAACTCTGCTTCAAGTGCCTCAATCATGGTTGCAGAAAGCGTACCATCAAAAATATACTTGCCTGTTACTGCGTCAAAATATAGTTTGTTAGTCCAATTTTCTCCTGTTCCATCGCCGGTCTGAAGTGCAAATATATCGGAGTTGAAAACACCCCTTGCCATTTTGTCACTTCTTATACTTTCAAAGCCATTGTCAGGACTTATTCTGATTCCGTGGTAAATCTTATCCTTTGCCACAGTATCCCGTCTTATTTTAGTAACAGAGTCTGTTAATATTTCTATACTGTTTGCTATTTCAAGAGAAGTGTTTAATAACCTCACGGGGTTATATGTTCTCTTTATAACCTTATTTGTTACATCAAGACTGATAACTTCATCAATTATTCTTATGGTGTCTCCTTCTTCAATAACTTCAAGCTCTTTAAACTCCTCAAATGAAGGATGATTCTTAAGTTCAACAATATCTACGGCGTAATATGTTAATCCTTTTCTTCTGTCTATTATTTTTTTAACACCGCTAAGATTTTTCCCAAACCTTGCCTGAAAACCACGATCCTGTCCAAGTATGTTTTTTAGGCTGATCTTAAATCCGTCAAAATCAAGCTCTGAATTTGTGTGATAGGCAAGAAGCTGCAATAGTCCTAACTTGTTTGTTTCCTCGTGAACAGCAAATGTTGTAATTCCTGTTGGCTCAACAGTATCAACAGTAAAGTCGGTATCTGTTAAAATGTCTGATAGTATTTGTGCCGGTGTCCCATCATAAGTGTAGAATTCTTTTTCTTCTTCAATCAGCCTGTAAGTCACATGCTCGCATTCAAGTCTGTATGTGACTGAATCGGAGTGAATTTGCTCTATATAGGTAATGTCAAAATATGCCTTGTCAACAGCTATATAGTTTTCCGCCTCAAAGTATCCACATTTTAAATTGTCTTCCACTACTTCAAATTTAAGAATGAACTCTCCGTTTATCTTTCTTGTTATTTCAATTGAATCTTCAATTATTATGTCATCAAGGTATGCAAGCTTTTCATTGGTGTTTTTATCATGTAAAGTTATCAAAGTATGCACCTCCTAAATGTATGTGTCATGAAATTTCACCGTCATATTGGAAACAGAGCCTGTAACAGTTATTGTGTTGTTCCCGGGTTTAAGTTTTATGAAGTTTCCGGAATGCTTTGATATACCATTGACCTTTGCATCTGAATATACGAGCATTTTGTTACTATCAACATTCAACTTTTCCGTCATCCCGGTCAATGTAAATGAATAGACTAATGATGAAACAGTTACATTTCCTGTGCCTGTAATAGATATTATAGTTTCAGCCTCATAGGTTCCTTGATTATTTACAACAACAGTGGACGGATTGTCAAAGGAAAGTGTCTTTAAACCTCCATATTGAAACGGTTCTGTCTCAAATGTTATATTGAATTCATCCCATGCCTGTTCTATTGCTAATGAAATGTCACTGATTGTTTTTACAACTTTGTAAGTTTTATCATTCTCATAGTCGAGCACTAAGTCCCCGGCAGAAGATAACCATGATGCTATCTCTCTTGCTCTTTGCCGTCTTTCTATTATTGTCCTGTTAGCCAATGAACATCTGAATTCAAGGGTTTTATTATTATATCCGCTTTCAAATACATACTCTCCGTCACGTCCCATGACATTTACTCTTTGTATTCTTTTAGCAGGAGATAAGGGATTGTTTATAGTTTTAATAACAAGCCCCTTATATTCTGAGGTATGTATTCCTCTAAATGTAAATCCCATCATACTGCATACCCCCTGTCACTTCTTACTTGCAAAAGATATAATTCTCTTGCAATATTTTTTATGTCATTATCATTTCTTACAATCATACTTGCGATATTAAAGGTGTTTGTAACATTTGAACCGTGGCTACTGTCAAAGCTTGCTCCGTTTCTTAAATTTGCATCTATATCAAAGCTTGTTGGTATAGACCTGTTCATATCATCTTTTACTGAGTTCATTGCCTTAGTGAAGCCCTCGCCAAGCCCCAAGCTCATATTAGTTCCAATGCCTGCAAATACAGTAGAAGGGGACTGAATTCCTAAAACACCTTTAACATTATTAACAATTCCTCCTACAAAACCACTGATTTTTTCTTTAATCCAATTCATCATAGAAGCTATTCCATCCCATAGTCCTACAACAATATTTTTACCTACTTCAACAATTGATATTGCCACTTTTCCAATACCTGTTACAATCGCTGTAATAATCTGAGGCAATGCGGCTACAAGCTGTGGTATTGCTTTTATTAATCCAAATGTAAGCTGTACTATCATTTCAACACCCATAGCGATAATTGCAGGCAGATTATTTGTAATGAAGTTGATAATAGTTGTGATGATTTGCGGTAATGCCTCAATTAGAGTAGGCAGGGCATTAAGAAGTCCTTCAGAAAGCCCTTTTATTATAGCGAAAGCTGCTCCTAAAACCATATCCATGTTTTCCATAAGGCTTTGTACTATCGTTATTACAGCACTTACTGTTGCAGGAATCAATTCAGGCAAAGCGAGTCCCATACCTTCTACCAGTGATGTAATTAAAAGGACAGCCGTATTAATTAACAGAGGTAAGTTATTAATGAAGGTTTCAACAATTATCATAACAGCATCAACAGCTGCTGGGATAAGCTCAGGAAGTAAATTCAGTATTGTTTCAAATACCTGATTGAATAGTTCTGTAACAGTACTAAGAAGCACCGGGAGAATATCTCCAATAGCTGATATAATTGCATCCATTGCAGCAGGCAGTGCGGTTACAATATTCTCTAATACTGGCACTATGTTTTTTACAACTGCCTGAAATGCATCCACAAGATTGTTAGTTAAATTTTTCATGTCTGCATCGGCATTTCCAAGACCTGCAGTAAAAGAACCGAGGGCTGCCTGCATAAGTCCAATTGAGCCCGAGATTGTCTCAGTTGATTCCTTTGCAAAGTTACCTGCATATTGCTGTGTATTCTCGAAAAACATCTGCATTGCAACTTCAGCCTTTTCCGCTTGTGTTGCTGTATTCCAAGTGAAGTCCAGTCCCTTTGCCAAGGCATAGGCTTCTATGTTTGTAGCGTTCATTGCCACACCCAAGTTGTCCATCATGGTGAAGTTTCCTTTTGCAGCGCCTGCAACAGAATCAAGTGCCACTTGCATATCAATACCCATAACGGATGCCATATCTGCAGCTCTTTGCATAGCTTTTTCTGTCAGTTCAAGGCTCTTTTGCTGTTCAATCCCAGACCCTTGAAACAGAGCCCCCATCTTGTTGGCAGTTGCAAGATATTGACTTTGGGATACTCCCATATTTTTATATGCTTCTTCACCGGTTTTCTGAATTGATGAAGCATATTCTCCGAAGACTGCTTTGGAGCCTCCAAGGTTCTGTTCTAATTCACCAAACTGTTGAACAATTTCCTTGCCAAGCTTTATTGTTGCAGCTCCTGCAGCTACAGTCACAGAGCCCATTGCAGCACCGATACCTTTAAGTACACCGCCTAACTTTTCAAATTTACCGCCCGCATTATCTGCAGATTTACCGGACTCTTCTAACTCATCTCCAAGTTTGTCAGCTTCCTCGGCAGACTCTTCAAGCTCTTTTTCCATATTGTTAAGCTCCGCTTTTGCATTGTTAAGTTGAATAGCCCAATTCTGTGTTCTTCTGTCTGTTTCACCAAAGGAGTCAGAAGCATTTTTCAACGCAGCTTCAAGAGTGTTTATTTTATCCTTTTGTGCATCAATTTCTTTGTTAAGAACATTGTTTCTTGCCGCCAAAGCTTGTATTGACTTATCCTGCTTGTTAAACTGTGATGATACTAAATTCATTTCAGAGCCTAATACTTTGAAGCTTTGGTTTATGTCACTTAAAGCTTTCTTAAACTCCCGCTCTCCTTCAACACCAATCTTGAGTCCAAAATTGTCCGTCAT